CCGGTTCGATTCCGGCCGGAGGCACCAAGAATACCCGACGCAACACACCGCATTTCCCCGCTTCCTAAGTAAAAACAATGACTTAGGAAGCGCGGCAAGCAAGGCCCTTCTCCGCACGTTCCCGCATTTTCCCGCTTTATCTCCTCATCCATTACGCGCGTTTTACGCGATAATTACGCGCGCAGGCACTCAGCAGGAGGAAACGCGTGGCAAATTATTCAAAGGTCAAGACTGGTTGGCGTGCCCAAATTGCGGTCCAGGGCGTACGCGAGTCAAAAACATACTCGACAAAGGCCGAGGCCGTAGCCTGGGCAACCGCACGCGAGACTGAAATCCGCGCCGGCAAAGCAACTGGCATTCAAACGGGGAAGACGATCGGCGATGCCTTCGACCGCTACGAGAAAGAAGTCTCGGCCGGGAAGCGCGGCTATCGATTCGAGGCGCTTCGCCTTGCGGCAATCGGCAACTGGAAGCTGAAAGATCCGCCCTTCCGCGACATGCTATTCCGCGAGGTCTTACTCAAGGATGCCAACTCGGAAATACTCGGCAAGTGGCGCGACCACCGCCTCAACACCGACAAGGTAAGTGGCTCGACGGTCAATCGCGAGCTGAATTTACTGTCGAATGTTTTTACAGTTGCCGCGAAGGAATGGAAGTGGATAGCCACAAGCCCGACAACGGACGTACGCCGTCCGAAAGAGTCCGAGCCGCGAGACCGCTTGTACACCGATGATGAGATCGAGCGCATCTGCCTCGCCCTTGGATTTGACCTTGACGATGAACAGCCAGCCGAAACGGTCAGCCAGAGGGTCGCCATAGCATTTTTGTACGCAATCGAGACCGCCATGCGCGCCGGCGAAATCTGCGGCCTCCTGCCGCACGACCTGGTAGGCCGTGTGGCCACATTGACCGAGACAAAGAACGGCACTAAAAGGAAGGTTCCGCAATCGAAGCGGGCAATGGAGCTGCTCGAGCTGCTGCCGGCGCCAGTGGAAGGAGGCACCATATTTAGCCTTACGACTAAGTCGCTCGATACACTGTTCCGCAAGGCAAAGACCCGAGCTGGGGTCGACGATGCGACCTTCCACGATTCTCGTCACTTAGCGATCACGAGGCTGGCGAAAAAGCTGCACGTACTTGACCTGGCGCGCATGGTCGGGCACCGCGACCTCAAGCAACTGCAGGTCTATTACAACGAGACTGCCGAAGAGATGGCAAAGCTACTGGACTGAACGATGTTCATTGAGAGACGACACCACCCAACTATTGAGCTTAACGTCGAGGCTGGCCAGGAGGTCCCCAGCATCGTCCACTATCTCAGCGACCGGGCCGAGCCACTGAAAACCGTTTTGCCTCAGCTCATTGAAGGCGCCGGTCAGGACGCGGAGCGGGTGTTCGTCATAGAATCGCCGCTAAACGAGATTATGGACTGGACGATTGAACTGCACAGGCATGCGGAATTCGTTGGCCAGGCCGTCGTCGACGAGAAGCACCGAGCTTTCTTTCAAGCGGTGAAGGCATCGCTCACTCAGGCGATCGCGCAGATCGACAAGATCCAGTTCGTTGCGGTAGATGATGACGATGAAGAGGACGCCTGACTAGGCATCCGGTGGCAGCGTGGGGAACTCCTTTACGCACGGCTCGTCGACCAGCATCTTTCGGATCGACTCGAGTAGGTCGCCCTGCTGGCCAGGCAGGGTGCCCACCATGCGCTGCAGCTGGTCCATATAGAGCACGAGGGCGCGCAACCGCTTTATCTCCCAAAGGAGTGCTCGCGTGTCAGGCGATCCCGGATTGCGGTCCTGAATCGCACGCAGGTCGTCCTGTGTAAGAGGTGTTTTGAATCGCATGGCGAGCCCAGTATAACAGCGCACAGTTGACCTGCCGCACGCCGGCAGCTGCAGCACCTGCCATGCTCGTCGAATGAAGAATAGAACTGATCGCCTCATGTCAATCCACGTCGACCTGGCAGTGAACATCGCGGCCGTACGCGGCGTGCCGGCAGGCGCACGCTCCCTGTTTGATGTAGGAGTGCCGTTGCACGTGGCCCTGCGCGTCCTCTCCCGACCGGCGGCCCGGCGCCGCCCCTCTGATCCTGCCCAGCATTCATCTTGACGAGGAATAACTTGCTGTAAAGCCAATCCTGCCACGATGCTCGGACATCACAAGGAGGCATCATGGCAATCGACGCATATCTGCAAATTGACGGCATCAAAGGCGAATCGGCCGACAGCGGCCATCAGGGATGGATCGAGCTGACGTCCGCCCACTGGGGCGTAGCCCAACCTACGGTCGGCAGCAAATCTACCGGCGGTGGCCACACGGCCGGCCACTGCGAGCATCGCACCATGTCGCTTACGAAGCTTGTCGACATGGCCTCGCCGCTTCTCATGCAACATTGCTCGATGGGCAAAACCATCCCGAAGGCCAAGCTGGAATTCATGCGCGCCGATGGCGACGGCAAGCCGGTGAAGTATTACCAGGTCGAGCTGGAGAACGTGCTGCTGTCCCACATTGACCAAATCATGATGGACGGCGGCCTTCTCCAGGACGAGATCGGCCTCTGCTTCTCCAAAGTCAAGTGGACGTACACCCACCAAACGATCCGTGGCGGTGCCAGCGGCAGCACGTCTGGCGGCTGGGACCTTTCGGCCAAGAAGTGCGCGTAGGGACGAGCCATGGTAGTTCCAATTCAACCGAGGGGCGAGAAGAGGTGGTTTATGCTTCCTCAGGCGCCCGAGCAGGCGGGCTACTTCGTGTACGGGAACGTGAAAGGCGTTGCCGGCACGGGTCATCTGGCCCAGTATGCGCACGCCAACATGCTATCGATGATCTTCTGGGTCGAACGGGAGTGGCAGGCCGTCGATCACCGGAAGTTCGGCATCGGAAACATCAGCGTCTCCGATGGGTCGAAATTTGACCACGGCACCCACATGAAGGGTATCGAAATGGACATCCGGCCCGTTCGTAAAGACGGGTTGGTCGGCCAAGCGGCAACCTGCGATTACCGGAATAATCCGAACTACGACCAGGCCGCCACAATCAAACTGGTGCGAATATTCTTGCAGCATCCAATGGTGCAAACCATCCTGTTCAACGATGTGGAGGTTCAGAAGGCATGCGGGCCCCGCGTGAAGTCCTGGAAGAAGCATAACGACCACCTGCACGTCAAACTCCAGGAGTGCCCATGAGCCCGCGCCTAGTGTTTATCGTCAGCGCGTTCGCGCTGCTTCCTGCGAACGCCGCAGATGAGAAAACGGAGAACCACCGATACCTCGCCAAGCCACTCATGGGCGACTACTACGTGTACGGCGGAAGCTCCGGCGATTCGACGCCTCCGACGCCAAATGACCGGAAAGTGTCATTCATGTTGACAGGCCAGCTGGCACAGGAGCTGTTCGAGCACATCGGCCGCGATTCAAAGACCGAGTGCAAGCCCAGCCCGGAGTACAGGGAGAGGCGCCGCGGCGACCTCACCTGTACCTGGACCAAGAAGCATGGCTACTCCTGCTACTTCGGCCTCGATGGCCGGACAGGAAAAAGCATCGATGACTTCGACTGTTGAGGGCCATCGTCGAGAACGGCAGCTGCTGTGCAGACGTCTGCACAGCAGCCCCGAACTTCAGAACAGGCCTGCAGGCTCTGCAGCACGATCCCAGCTGTAGATGATCACCTCGGATCGTTCCACGCCCTTCCCGCCACCGCCAACAATGTAGTTGATGGGGACAGTGTCCATCTGGAAACGGGCGAAAATGCGCCGGATCTCGGGGTGATCGTTCAGGCTAATAATCGCCTTGCCCTTGAGTCGACCAAGCAGCTCGGCCATTTTCTCGTACTGCTCGATGCCGAACTCGACCCCATAGCCTTCGGTTTCCCAATAGGGCGGGTCTAGGTAGAACAGAGTGTGCGGCCGATCGTACCGCTCCATCAGCTTGAACCAGTCCATATTCTCGATGTACGTCCCGGACAGCCGGAGATGCGCGGCCGACAGGTTTTCCTCGATACGCAACAGGTTGACCGGCGGCTGCGTGGTCGCCGTGCCCCAGTTCTGCCCTTCTACCTTTCCACCGAATGCATGCTGCTGCAGGTAGAAGAAGCGGACCGCGCGCTGAATGTCGGTCAGGGTGTCCGGCGGAGTGGACTGGTGCCACTTGAAGACCTCGCGGCTCGACAGCGCATACTTGAAGTGACGAACGAACTCCTCGAGGTGGTTCTGCACCACCCGGTAAAGGCGCACCAGCTCGCCGTTGATGTCGTTGATCACCTCGACGCGCGCGGGCGGCCTCATGAAATACAGGGCGGCACCGCCGGCGAAGACTTCGACGTAGCACTCGTGGGCTGGGAATTGCGGAATGATGTGGTCGGCCAGGCGACGCTTGCCGCCGAGCCAGGGAATAATTGGCGTCATGTAAACCTTGTTTTTACCTATAAGTAAATTCGTGCTAGACTCCTGCCCGCCTTCCGGAAGGTGTCAGAGCCTTGCTTGGTTCACTGGTCCGTTCAGTGGATTGAGGCCGGCCCCGTTGTTGACGCAACGGCGCCGGCGCTCTGTCTTTTATTGCTGGTTGGTGACTTCCGAAATGACGGTCGCCTCCGCTGCCTCAGCCGGCGCCCAGTGGCTTCCGCCACCGACACGCACCCCTGCGTAGATCAACGCTGCTTTCCATTTCGGCACGCCCGTGAGCAAACACGCCTCGTGGAGCATCTTGTCGGCAGTTGCGCGGTCCACGGTATGTTTGTTGTAGATGAAGTCGTGCGGCACGGCCGGCATCTGCGCGATCTCGCCGAGCAGCGACAGGGCAAACTGCGGAACCGACGCCAGGTCGGTCACGAAGCCGGCCGGCACGTCGACCAGCCCGGCCACATCGGACTGATAGCGAAAGCGGCACAGAACGAGATACAGCTGGCGGCCGGAACGGTTCAGCAACGGTCGCCCCTGTGGATCACGCATCAGCTCAAGTCGCAGCGGGTCCAAGAACACGCTCATTTCACCACCTGGGCCGCGCTTGCCGCGATGTTGCTGCCGGCCGCCGCTGCAGCGTCGAGCAGCGCTGCAGCACGGGTGTCGCCCGGCGACAGGCACAGCGACTTAATGGCAGGGATGAGCTCGGGGTGACGCGCGATCGCGGACAACGGCAGTCCGCACAGGGCCACCTTTTGCGCCTCGATGATGGTGTCGTTCGCGGCCTTGGCGTTGGTGACGGCGACCGTCCCATAAGCCTGTAAGGCCTGCGATACGCCGGCACAGCCGGCCGTCGACGCGGCCAGCATCAAGCCCGCCGCAAGGAAGAGAATTTTTTTCATGCACATCCTTCGTTATTGGAGACCGTGGCCAGCGGCTAAATGACGGCCAGGTGCAACAGGTCTGCGGCGGTGGCGTGATTGCTAGGCCGCCGCCGGTATCTTGTCGAAGCGCTGCAGGTTCCGGCCGCGGATGATGTCGACCAGCTTCTTCGCGTAGTCCGGATCGGTCGCGTATCCGGCAGCAGCCACCGCACGCGCCCAGCCCTCGCCAGTGGTCTCGCGATAGCACGCTGCATAACGCGGGTTCTCCTTGAAGAACCGCGCGTGGTCGTCGAAGCACTCCTGCCAGCTCGAGTAGGCGCGGAACTTGTCGGTCATGCTGACCTTCTTCCCGCCCAGGTGTTCAGTGGTCCTGAACGCGACGGTTGGCCCCTTCCAGCTGCGGTCGGCCTTGACGCCGAAAAGGTTGTTACCCAGGGCGAGCTTGCCCCAGCCGGATTCGAGCGCTGCCTGGGCGAGATTGAAGCTGGCCGGAATGCCCGTCGCGAGCTGGCAGGCACGTGCAGCCGGCAGCAGCTTGTCGAGGAACTCTGCCGGCGTCATCCGATCGACTCCTTCACTTCCTTGACGATCTCGGCCAGGTCAGCGTCGCGGCGCTTGTCGAGGTAGCGAAACAGCGCACGCACGAGGCCCCATGCCGGCAGCCCGCACAAGAACACGACGCCCAGCATCCCCATCATGCCGAACGGGTCTTGCACCCAGTCCTGGATGCCGAGGTAGCGCACCAGTGCGCCGCCACCACCGATCGAGCCCATCACGGTGCTGACCAACGCAATGCGCCACTCCTTGTCGGTCTCCGGCTTGGTCTTGGCCATGACGACGAAGGCTGCGGCGCCGGCACCGATGCCCGCCAGGACGCCCGAAGCGCCGAGGGCCTTCAGCCCCAGGGCGCCTGCAGCTGCTCCTGAAATTGGTTCACTCATTGTTTGTGCTTTCATAGAAATAAAAAAGCCGCCTTGCGGCGGCCTGGGGCGAGGATTGACAACAGTTACTGCGGGATACCCAGGAGGATCTGTTCGATCCGTTCGGGGGATTCGAGGATGCCGGCGCCTGGCGGAGTCGCGCCTGCCGGCCGCGCCAGGTAGGCGATTGCGTTTTGCACCGAAGGAAGATTCGGGTCGGTCGGCTTCCCGAGTTGGACGGAGAGCTGGTACATCTCCCAGAACTCCTTGACCAAGGGATCTTCGGAGGCCTTGATCTTCATCCGCTCGACCGGCGTGAAGGCCATGTAGAGGGTCATCGGCGTCAGCAGCTCGTACTCAACGACTCCTTCGTATTCCGTGCCATCCGGATCGATGAAGCGCTGGTCGCCGCACTCCCAGATACCAGAGACGAAACGAGGCGTTTCACTTACAGCAAATACTTGTTCGGATTTGATATGGCGAATGCTTGGCATGGTCACAGTCCTTTCAGATTCACAGAGTTTGCGTACAGCACGCCTTTGCAGCCGGAAATCGCGGCAGCTGAATGGTCGAATGTCTTCCCTGGGGTACCACGTACCTCGTTCATCGGGTAGGCGCCAGGCCCAGGGTTCACGGATACCAGCGCACCGGCATTCCCGGCTGCGACGTCGTTTTGCGCGATGCCGACGATCGAGGCCGAAAGGTATTTCGTCACGCTATAGGCGCCGGCCGACGCCATTACCGCCGAGAAGTCGCCTAGACCGATAATTTGAGCGGCGGCCGATGTCGTTCCGGTGCCTGCAACGCTTGCGTTCCCAGCGGCGTCGGAAATCGTGACATGTGCTTTCGTGCCGTCGAATACAACGAACTGACCTCGCTCGTACAGGACGTCGCCCGCGATGTCGGCAAAGCCGAGGCCCGTTGTCGTGACTTTCGAGCCGTTGGTCGCGATGCGATCGACCTGACCCGGCGAGAAGGCCCAGAAATACGTGCCGTCGCTTTTGACGCGTACCGGGCTGTTGCCCGACGCGACCGGCGTCGGGACTCCTTGCAGCGTGCCGGCGTTGTTGAACACGTAAGCGCGTTGCGACCCGAGGGCCATGCACGCGAAACCGTTCACCACTTCGACCTCGGGGTATCCCGCCGAGCCTGAGCCCGCGCCGTCGAATGCGGAGCCGTACCCTGCCAAGACGGTGAAAGCCTTCACGACGGCACCGGTCGGCGAGAAGATGCAGTAGCGGGCCGGATCGGACAGGGCCGAGTCGTGCACGCCGACGAATATGTTCCCGTTCGACAGTCTCGCCAGGCGATGACGGGCGCCGGCCTGGTTCGCGGTGGAGGGCACCGGCGTACCAGCAATGATCGCCGGGCCATACACGACGCCGCCGGCAGCATCGCGAATCCCGAAATACTGACCCGCACCCCCGATCGTATATGCGAACGCGAACCCGCCGCCGTCGATCGGGCAGCAATGCATGCGCGGCGAAGGGTTGGCGACGCCGTTGCCGAGCAGGGTCTTTGCGACGACAGTGTTGAGGTTCTTATCGACGATGGCGAAGTAGATCCCGTACGGCGTTCCGGAGAACCACCAAGCAACAAGGATGTTCCCGTTTGTGAGCATACGGGTCATAACGGTGGCCGTCGAACCCCCTCCGCCTGTGTCGAGCGTGACCGAACGCAGCAGCGCACCCGCGCTGTTAAATTTCCATATCGCGACCGTGCTAACCCCCGCCGCAAAGAACAGGTCGAGCGTGTCCGGGTCGAGCACGACTTTTTCCCGCGTGTCGGGGTTTCCAGCACCCGATGCGATCATGGTTGTCGTCGGAATCACCGCGCCGCCGGCGTTCTGCACGGCAGCGGCGTCGGCGTTCTGCACCGAATAGAGCTGGAGAGGCGCGCCACCCAATGCGACGAGGTCGTTCCGGGCGATGGCGAGAGGGCCGGATTTCAACCGCAAGGTTTGGCCGTTCTTAATGCTTTGGGCAAGGGTCATTGTTCGATACTCCAGTTACCATTTTTGAAGATAAACAGGACGTCGGCGCCGGCCACGTCCAGGGGAAAAGGTCCTGCAGCGCCGTCGATCGTGTCCGTACCGCTCGGGGTCAAGACCGCGTTGTTCTGCGCCCAGGTAAAAAACGGGTCGACCAGGCGCACGGCCGTTCCAGTGCTAGGTGTCGCTGGCAAGGTGAGTGACACCGGGCCGGTCGACGTGTCAACGTTGAATTGCCCGGCCGGAATGGACCGCGACACAGCGACATATTCGGGTGCGGGGCTTGATCCTGGAATTGCAGTCTGCCCCATCACCGCCCAGTTCCCAGCGCCGTCGCAGATAAACGTTGCGCTCGTCCCTTCGGGCACGAGGTAGGCAATTCCAGCTGCACGGTTGTCGACCTTGTCGGTCGAGACAGGCGTTACTGTTACATCTCCGACTTGAGCGTCGACAGAAAAGGCAAAGCCGTTCCACAACGTCGTTGCCTTCACTAAGGCAAGATTGCCGGCGCCAGTAGAAACCAGGTTCGCCATATTGTCCGTGCTGACAACTGCACGCGCCCCAGCGAAATACCCCACGGGCTGACTTGCCCGCACGCCGGCAGCCGTACGGCGCAGACTGTCGTCCAGCAGCTTCAGTCGGATCGCGCCGGCGCCGTCATCCTCGAGGCCATGTCCGATCCCAAGGAAGCCGGCCGCGCCGAGCTGCGACCTCTGCACCGCGTGCTTCGAGTTTGTGGCCAGGCCGACCTGTTGCGCGCCACCCGTACAACCAAGCAGCACCCAGGCATCATGGAGCGCACTCCAGATCACGACCACGAGGCCACCGGCAACGATCTCGCCACCCTGCAGCACCGCATGTGCGCCGCCCAGTACGGGCTTGGCGCCAAGTCCGTTTGGCGCGAACGTTGCAGCACCTGTGTTACTCGTCGTCGCCCTGAATGCCAGGGTCAGCCCGTCGACGCGTGCGGCCACGGCCGGGGCATACACCGCGGCGTAGGCGTTGGCCGAGCCCGTGTCGATCGCGTAGCTACCCGCAGGCGCCTGCACGATCGCTTTGATCGCGGAGGCCAGCTGGCCGTACTGCGCCTTGTCCGGCGTGATGCCGGCAGCCGCAAGTACGGACAGCACCTCGAGCATCAGCGCATTCAAAAAATGCGCTGGAACGATGGTGGGCTCGATACCACCAACCAGGTCACCATCGGTGAAGTAGCCGGGCGCCCCCTGGGCTGTCGGCGCCGGCAAGACTTGCGCAGCGCTAGGGACATCGATTTGATACATGGTTTTCCTTACAAGAATTTGAAGGTCAGGACTGCATGAGGCGGCGCGAGGCGCCGAATCTCGGCCTCGAGCACCGCGGGACCGTAGGCGCCGAAAGGCATGTCGGGTCTGGCACGGGCCGTGATCGTCCATTGGAAGAACCGCTCCCGCGCGCCGAGCGGGGCGGTGCAGCTGCTCTGCCCACACCGGAATGGAGCACGGCCCTGGATGCTGACGTCATAGCCGAGCATGCCGGAGTAGCGACTGAAGCTGTCGGGCGAGATCCCATCCGCACCGACCAGACGGGCAACGACCAGGACCTGTCGAGCACGAACCGTGGGCGCTGGGCCAGCTGCCGTCGACGGTAAGCCGAGCGTCGCCTCCCACTCCGGCAGCAGCTCCAACGCGGAGGCCGGGAACGAGTCCTGCAGTAGGTAGTTTGCGCGCGCATTGTTAGCCGCGTAGCTGCGTGTCAAGCCGGCCAGGACCTTCGTCTGCAACGCGTCCGGATCGCGTGGCCACACGCGGCCACGCGGCATCAACGCCTGCAGGGCCGCCAGATAGTCCGCTGGGGAATAGAGGGGTGCGGCCATCTCACCCCCTCGCGTACTGGATCTGGCCCAGCACTGGCAGGTAGCCAGGTGGGCAGACGACATCGGACGCGGGCGTCAATGTGAAGTAGCTGCCCGCAGCAGCATTCGCAACGGCTGACCAGATGGTGCCAAACTGGATGGTTCCGCCAGGCGTGCCCTGGGCTGCCAGCACGTCTCCGATCGCCTTGGTCGCTGCCGGCTGCAGCTGCTCCGGCAGGCCGGTCACCTGCAGGTCGACCTGCTTAGCGACCGGCGCGGCTGCGTAGACCAATCCGACGACTCCCTGCACATTGAACAGGTAGTTCGCCACGGTAAGCTGGTCCCCCGCTGCACGCGCACCGCGCGGCTCCTTCGCCGCGACGCCATCGGTGCCTTGCGGGAACCCTGCAGAGCCGGCGCGCAGCTCGTCCATCATGAAGAACACCACCACGGTCCCGACGCCGAATCCGTTGCTGACGCACCAGGCGCGGGTCACGCCAGGCACTTCCTTGGCCCAGGTCTCGTAGTCGGTCGACGAGCCGCTCTGCGGCCCTTTCTGGTAGGCGGCCATCATGCGAGTGCGCAGGCTGTCGTCCAGCTCGATGTCGGCACCGCCCTTGATTGCCGTCTCGGCAGCACCGTTGGATTGCACGCCGGGCACTGACTGCGCGAGCGTCATGGCGGCGCCTTTGGGCGTGTTTCCAAAAGCGCCCTTGAGGCCCTGCGGGTCCGCTTGGGCAATAACCGGGACGATCGCTGAACCGTCCTCGGCGACAACCGCGGCCGCCGTCGTGATGAATGCCGCGCCGTCGCTACGGACGACGCCGGCGCCGGCTGGAATCTGCGTGCCGGGCGCGCCGGCGAAACGCACCGTGCCGACTGCAGCCTTCGCCGGCTGCCTCAGCACGTTCTTCAGCGCGGCCCAGCCTTCGAGGTATTCATCCGTACACGTGAACGGGACCGCCTGCCGGGCGATCCAGTCCAGGTAGCCGTAATGCAGGTTGGCCAGGCCTGCCTGGGCTCGGCCGGTCGCGCCCAGGCTTGAGAAGCGCAGCAGCGCATCGGCCCCACCTACCTCGACCGCGATGTCGCTCGCGACGAGTGCCTGCAGGGCCGTTAATGTGGGTCTTGTAAAGGGCATTGTTTAACTCGTCTTATTCCATATCCAGGAGAACTGCATCGCTTCCTTGCCGCCGTCCGGTCGATAGGCGGTGACCTGTGCGCCGAGGACCCCGGGCCGGGTCCATTCGACAAGGATGTCGAACGCCCCGACCACCTTGTCGTCGATCAGCCATTGCAGCGCCTCGGAGATGTAGTCGCGGGCGGTGGCCAGCGTCTCCGTTGTTTGTTTCGCCCGCTCCAGCAGCCAGAGGCGCGAGCCGATCGGCACGGCCTGCCCGACGTCGCCCCACCAGCCGCGCGGATCGCCGCTCCTGTCGGGGATCTCGTCGTCGGGTCCTGCCGTACGGTCCGTGAAGAGGCTGATCAGGACGGCGCTGCGCAGGTCGCTTCCCGTTGCCAGGACGCCGCCTTCCAGTGTCCAGTCGCCGGTGCCCTTGGCCGGGTCCCAGACGATCATCGTGTCGCTCATTGCTTCTGCTCCGATTCTTTCGATTTGACGGTGTCGCCACCCGCCCGCACGCCCGCGACGTCGTGCGCGTGGTCGTTGTAGACCTCGCGCATGCCACGCATGCTCTTCTCGCCCTGGTCGGAGATGTCGCCCTTGGCCACGATGTTCATCTCGACGTCGACGTTGCCCTTCACATGCAGGTTGCCGGTCATCGTGACGTCCGGCGTGTCCAGCGTCACCGAGGGCGTGTTCTTGACCAGAATTGGCAGGCCTCCCCCGTCGACCACGATCCCCTCTTGAGTCAGATGCACCGACTGGCCCTTGTTATCGGAGATCGAGACCTCGCCTGGCTTCAGGCCGCGCATGCGGAATTGCTGGCTGCCAGTCGCCACGATGACGCCCTGGCTTCGATTCCCGCCCATGAAGAGGACAATCGCGTCGGTCTCCGCCGGCGGCATCGAATTGAAGCCGTACTCGGCCAGGCGCGGCAGGTTGTCGATGGTTTCGAGCACGCCCAGGCGAACTTGCTGGAACTGCACCGGGCCATCGTCGTTGCCGGTTTTGATTCGGCCGCGGCCGATCACCAGAAGAATGCGGCGGTAAATGCGCTCGATCGCGCCCGAGACGTCGCTCATGCACGCCCCGCGCCCGCCAGGACGGGAATGTCGGCCGGTCCCTGCTGCAGCAGGATCGGCTCCGGCTCGAAGGCCGCCGGATGCATGATGAGCAGGTCGCACGCCGTACCCCCAGCGTCCCTCCGGAACGTCACTTCGCTGATCAGCCAGGTCTTGTCGATGGCCTTCAAGGTCGGCAGGCTGAAGTCGACCAGCTTGTTGGGCCAGTAGAGCTGACCGCTGCTGTCGCGCCAGGAGTCCGTTGTCAGTCGCAGCTGCGCGGACCGGCCAAAGCGCCGGTTCGCCTCCCAGATGGCGCGCTGTTGCGCTACCTGAGATCCGGCGTCGCCACCCTCAGCGACGATCACCCGCCGGCGATGTCGCCTCATTGCCGGGTTCGCCACGGTAGAAACGACATTGCCGCCGTCGCCCAGGTCCTGCAGGACGTCCATCGCCATCCGGACGACCATGTATTCGGAAAACTGCTGATCGCAGCTATAGGCTATCGCAGCGCGCTCGACATTGATCCCCTCCACAAAGCCACTGGCCATCTTCTCCGTGCCCACGCGGGACAGGATCAAATTGCCGTCCGCGCCCTCATAGGCAAGCAAGGCCGCAAAACGGCAGACCCGCTCGATGACCTCGAAGGCGGTCTCGCCGTTATTGAGAATCAGCTGCGGGATCGGGCGGTCGTTGCTGACGGTCGCCTGGGCCGTGAGACCATAAGGCGCACACAGCTTTTGTGCGATTGCCAGCGCGGACGCTGCGCTGATCTGGCCGCCCGGCCATTCCGCCGCGCAGTCGACCAGGTCAGCGCATCTCCCGCGCCCGGCCAGCTGGATACCGTGCTGGCCTGGCCCGATCCAGGGCTCGACCTTGTCGATATAGCCGGTTACTACCGGATCAGGCCCGAGGAGAATTTGGCACGGCTGGCCGACACCAATGGCGAAGTCCGCGGCGCCAGGGTACTTCTCGGTCATCGTCAGGTCGAAGTCGTTGGGGCAGCGCTCCATCCCGGCTGTGACACGGATACTGTCCCATCCGGACAAGCGTTGTCCTCCGACTACCAGAGTCAGATCATCATCCATCGTTTTTCCTGTATGTGTTATCGCGCCAGTGCGTTGAACGCGCGGGGCATGAAGGCCGGATGAATTGGCTCGGCTGCTGCGACCAGTTCATCGGCGCGGGTTGCATCCCTGTACAGCCGCTGGGCAAGCACAGGCGCCGGCAACGCTGCCGGCACTTCCACGGTGACAGTGGCGGCCAGGTTCACGGATCGCGCCGCAAGGTCCTGCACGATCGCAGTGCGCAAGGTGCGCAGCGCGTTGAATACCTCGTCGTCGCCGAGCTCCCCCGCCAACGAGATCTCTTCATCCAGCGGCTCGAGGACGAGCGCCTGCACCGCCTGCGCGTCAGCGCGAGAGGTCGGCTGATACTGCCCGGCGATGCGCACCATTTCCACCGCAGACGCCCTGCGCAGCAAGGCCGCCACGCTGCCCTGCACCGCCTGCTCGGCCTGCAGCGCGCTTGGCACCGCACCAGGTGGATTGGCTGGAACGAGCGCGGATGCCTGTCGAGGCAAGATAGCTGCACCGCGCAACTGCGACACGAGTCGCAGGCCATCCGCTGGCGTCGGCGCCGCTGCCGCGATTGCAGCCGGCATTGCGTACGTGGCGTCGGCGAATGCCGCAATCACCGCCGTCGCGTTGCTGGACACTGGCGACAGCAGATCGGCCGCGGGCAGGCCGGACAGCGGACCGGAGCTCACGCTCACCTCCTGCAGGCGCGCTGTTGCCGCGATCCACGCGGCGCCGGTAGTGGCGACGTTGGCACGGGCGACCGCTCCTTGCGCGATCAAGCTCCCGACCGAAACCGCCTTGCCGCTCGATCGGACCGTACCGTGCCCGAAGAGCCGCCCGAAGTCGCCGCCCAGTGACTGCACGAAGTGGTAGAGGCTGGTCGCGTCGGCGGCCAGCTTTTCTGCCGTGCGGACCCAGCCTTGCACCTTGCCGTAGGCCTGCAGCGCTGTTGCGATGCCGGACTTCAATGCCCCTGCCGCGTTCTGCAGGAAGCTCTTCTTTGCGGCTGCCTGAGCGCCGCCGGCAGCCGCCTCGACGGCGTCTCCCGTTGAAACTGCCGAGGTCGGAAACTTGCGCTCGCCCTGCTCCAGGAACGAAAAACCGATCTCGAACATCCGACCACGGTCCCATCGCTCGACGCAGGTCACCGGGTCGAGCAGGCTCACCTTGATGCGCCCCAGGGTTGGGTGCACCAGCTCGCCGCCCTCGGCCGCTGCCGGGTCTTCGCAGGCCTTGATCAGCCTATCCCGCTGCTCGATGCAGTCGCCGCCAACGATGAAGGCGGCAAATGCAATGCGCTTCCCGAGGCGGCCGAGATCCTCGACCCAAACGGTGTCGCGGTACGGGTACTCATGCACCGCCACGCGCCGGCCGAACTGAATCTGCGACTCGAAGACCCCGAACGGCACGCCGCGGAACGACGCCGGACGCAGTTTGTCGACCCAGTTACCGCCCTTCTCGCTGCCGCCGAGACCGAGGTCGGAGAGCGCCCGGTTGGTAGCGTTGGACAGGCCGGACAGGCTGTTGCCGATCGACTGCGTCGAGGATGAAATTTTTGTCAGGCTCATGGTGTCAATCCAGTTGGCATGGTGTAGGCGACGCGCACGGGCATACGCTCACCGTCACGGGTTCGTGCGCTGGCCGAAACGCCCGCCGGCAGGCCCTGCAGTGTCAGCTCGACCTCGAGCTTCTGCGGCCCGTTGTTTGCCGCCCCGCCCAGCTGAGCAGTTACGACCCGGCTGATCATCTCTTCAGTGACGCCGGACGCGTTCCCCTCGTGACGAACGATCCCCGAGATCAACGGAGCAACGACCTTCGGGTCCTTCAGGTTGAGCGGCTGATCAGCAGCGAAGCCCGTGCGCTTGGACAAGTCCGAAATGTACGAAGCAGTATTGTTCTCGCTCGGCGGCGCCCACTTGGTGATGATTCCCGAGATGGTGTTCAGGCCATGCTTGGTCTGCTGCGCGACCAGGTTCTGCACGGCCGCGGAAAGCCCCGCCTCCATCGTCGGGAAGACCGCATATCCATCGGATCGAGGCGCGTTACCCCAGGTTCGAAGATTCCCAGGATTATTGTTGCGAACACCTCGCGGCTGCTCGGATGTACGCATGGCCCGCTGCGGCGCCGGTGCGGGTGCGCCAGGCTGTGCAGACGTCTGCACCGCTTGACCAGCCGGGGGCGCCCCTGCGCTGACGACCGCGCCGGCAGGCTTGGTAGCTGGAGCCGCCACGGCAGCCGATGCAGGGTTGGCCCATCCATCGATGCCGAGTGTCTTCTGCACAGAGGTCGGCAGCAAGCTTGCCACTGACTTGATGCCTCGCACTAGGCTTGCAACAACACGGCGCCCGGCGTCGTACAGGTCGAAGTTGAACAGCCACTTCGACAGGCCGTTCAGCGAATCCATAACGATCTTCGTTGGGGAAAATTCCCACAGCATCTTGACGATGCCGTTGAGCCACCCTTTCTCGAAGGCGGATTTCACGGCGCCAATCTTGTTGCTGAAGTATTCCCCGATGCTGTCCCAGTTCTTGTAGATCGCATACACACCGAAGGCCACAGCCGCGATGCCGGCGATGAGCCAGCCGATCGGTGTCGCGGCGATTGCCGCGCCGACCGCCAGAAACGCGCTGGACAACCCCGACAGGGCGGCGCCAAGAATAGGGACGCCAGCGGTCGCCTGAGCGAGCGTTGCCGTGTAGAGCCCGACCTTCAGGATCGAGCGCAGGACAGCCGGCACGAGCGTGGTGTTCGCGGTCGCGGCCAGCAGAGCCATGCCACGGATCGCCACAGGAATTCCTGTCACCCCGAGCTGCACGAGGGACATGCTCAGATTAAGCACGCTGGCGATCAGTGAACCGTTCATCAGGATGACCAGGCCGACGGCCGCATTCTTCCACCCGCCAACCGAATCGACCACGCTGTCGATGCCCTTCACCAGCTGGTGGAGGTCGTTGCTGATCTGTTTAAAATCGAGTTCGTTGACGCGTTGCGCCAGGCCGCCAACGAACTCCGCCACCTTCGTCGATACCAGCTCACGGTTCGCCGCGGTCCAGCTGGCAAGGCGATCGATCATGGGCGCCAGGAGCGGCATCAGTTTCGCGCCGATTTCGTTCCGCAGGCCTTGGCCGGCGATCTGCAGGTAATGCAGGGAAACGTGGAACTGTTCGGCGTTGTGCAGGGCGTCGCCACCCATCACGCCACCCAGCTCGGCGACCTTGCGTTCGTACGCTTCGATCGCTGCAGGCCCCTGCCGCAGCAGTGGCAGCACCGCCTCGAGGCCGAACGTGCGCGCGATAACGCCCTGAACCTGGGCGTTCTTCACCTGGACGATAGCACCCGACAGGTCGCGCAGTGCGCCGACCGCGTCGATCGATCCTTCCTTGGTATGTCGGATACCGATGCCCAGGCGATTGAGCACGACCAGCGCTTCCTGATTGCGGCCATACAGCGCATCCTCCAGGGTATCTCCGAGACTCTTGAGACCACCGGAGAGCTCTTCCGCGCCCACGCCGGCCATGCCGGCCGCACCGCGTAGCGACTGCAGCTCGCCAGCCTGCATGCCGATCAGGCGTGACGTGCGCTCGATCTCGGCGCCCATGCGGCCCCACTCCAGCGTGATCGCCATGATGCCGGCAAGCGTCGCCCCACCGATTACGACACCAAGCGGCGCGGCCAGGGCGCCGATCTTGCCGCCGGTGTCCACAGCAGCACGGCCCACCCCCTGCAGGCGTTGTCCCAGCCGGTCCAGGCCCATCTCGCGAGATAGGCCTCGGACCGACTGTACAACCTGGTTGACCGGACGCGTCAGCCGCCCCATCGACATATTGATGCGACGGACCACCGCGGTCGCCCGGTCAACGGCCGCGATGGTAATTTGGAACTTATTGGCCATTCGCAGCCCTTTCCTTCTTGATCATTCGATGCGCCTGCTCGTTCCACCAGTGCATCTGGGACCAGGTCAGGGACCACATGTCATGTGGTCCCCAGTGGTAGAAGCGGGTCAGCTCCGCGCCGACGTCGCGCCAGTTGTCTGGCCAACGACGTTGCAGCTGGCCAAAAAATTGCACGCTTCCTCGAAGTCACGCCGGCACATCCGCTCGACGACCAGGCGCGGCACTTTGGCCACCAGCGAGATCAGCACGATGGCCGCACGCGTGTCGTTCGGCTCGCGTGCAGCCTTGTCCTTCTGGCCGCCAGTCGGCTCCTGCAGCGTGAGCTGGGTGTGCTGCACCGCGGCGTCGCCCTTGCCGAGCGACACCGGCTTGCGCAGGGTGATGGTCGTTTCGTCGACGAAGTCGTCGCCTTCGGCCACGTCCACGGGCGGAACCGAGAAGGTGTTGAAGAACGCGTCTGCTTGCGCGAGGTCGCGGCTGCACATGCCTTCAGCGACACCCATCGGCACGCCCGCCACGATCGAGATCAGCTTCATCAGGGAACCGACGCCCGACTTCGCGTTTGAGGCCGCTTCCAGCTCGCCGGCGTCCGGCTCACGCAGCTCGACCGCGGTGTGCTCCTTGCCGGCGAAGGTGACGGGTTTGCGCAGGACCAGGCTCAGCCGGTCGAGGACGGAGACATCAGTGCTGTTGTGTTTTTCGATTTGCATTGCTTACGCCTCCTCGACGCTCGGACCTTGCCACTTCACCTCGAAAGTGGCTTCGGTGGTTTCCACGGTTTGCTCTTCGACCGTCCACATGTTGCGGCCGACAACAGTCTTGCCGTTGGCCAGTTCCAGGGTGACGGTCACGTTGGTCATCGCGTTGAAGTCGGCAACCTTCAGGCCGCCGGCGTCGCGCAGCTTCGCTGTGATTTCGCCCGGCGTCGGTTTTTCGGAGTAGCCGTGCACGCGATCCTGGCCGGTCAGGGTCTCGCGCGCGACACTCGACGGCTTGTAGCCGAGGTCGCCCGCGAGCATGAGGGTCTTGCCGTCGACGTTGATGTACGCCGTGCCGGCGAGCAGGTTGGTTTTGTCTGCCATGAAGTGGGCTCCTTATTGCAGGCGGAATTGAGCCAGCAGCGCGAATATCCGCAGCTGGTTGATGAGGGTGCCCGGCCAGAGGACATCGACGCGATTCGGGTTCGTCGTGTTCTTCTGCACGATCAGGCCGTCGCGGAAGGCGTCACCGTTCTGCACCAGGCCGTTCGCCTCGAGCGTGCGGTAGGTCGCGATCAGGTCTGCCCTGATCATGTTCGGCGTTACCACGTTGCCAGGGCCGGCGACACGGGTGCCGTTGTCGGCCAGCTTCACGCGCGAATACTTCGACGTCACGACGCTCTTGAGGGCACGCAGCACGTAGGCGAGCGTGAACAGCGTTTCGACCTGCAGGTAGCTGTCATCGGGCGCGCCGGCGCCGTTCTTCTGGTACGTGGTGATCAGGTTATCGATCGCCACGCTGCCGTCGTCGCCGGCCGTAAAGGTCGAGATGCCGTCGTACAGCAGCACGTTCCGGTCGGTCAGCTGGAAGCGCGAGGCCAGGGGCGGCGCGAGGACGCCTTCCAGGCGCACGGTTTGCATCGGCAGCGCCGGGTCCGCACGCACGCTCGTCGCCACCGCGCCGGTCAACGACGCTGCCCACAGCCAGGCCGGCGTCGGACTGTCGTTGAAGCCCATGATCGACACGTGCTGGTCGTTGCGCGTCAGGCCGAGCGTTGTCAGGGTCCCCAGCGTGCCCCGCGCCGCCGCAAAGGCATGGCCGTACAGCTGCGAGCTCCAGGACCAGCGGCCGGTCGAGTCGTTGAGCAGGCTGCCGATCGCGGCCAGGCTGGTGGCGTCGGTGTAGGGGCAAGCGATGAAGTCGAAGCTCATGTCGCCCAGGTTGGCCAGCGCGGCGGCCAGGTTCGGCGCCGTCGCGCCGCCGGTCATCTGCACGATGGCGGCGGCCAGTCCTGCCGGCGTTGCCTCGCCGCCGCGGGTGCCCAGGTAGTTCAAGCGCAGGTCGATGTCGTTGCCGCACGGTCCCTTGTTGATCGCGGTGATCGTGACGACGCCTGCTGCTGCAGCCGCCGTCACCGGCAGCTTCGGAGTCGCGTTGATCGCTGCCGCCAGCGCCGTGGCCAGCTGCGCGACCGTCTGCGCGGGCACCACCGGCATCGCGACGGCCACGCCACCGACGTACAGGGTAAAGGTGCCGTTGGCGGTTGCTGCCGCCGTGAAGGTCACGGTGCCCGCAGCAGCGGTAGCGCCGCCCGCGTCCGCAAGCGGCAGGCACCACAGTTCGCCGAAGTTGTCGCTGCGACGATAGGCTTGCACCATCAGGTGCAGCATCGAGCCAGATCCGCCGATCGCAGCTGCATCGGCCACGCCCTGGGAAATGACGGGGACGCCCGGCTGGGCGGTGCCGGCAGCCGTGATCTGGCCGATGATCAGCGCGCGCTGCGTCTGCTGGCCGCTGTTCGCCTGCGAGTTATCGGTCTCCGCGTAGAACAGCGGGACGCGGATGTTCGCGGGCAGTTGTTTGAATGGAATGCTCGCCATCAGGATTTGCCTTTATCGGTGGCTTTGTTGGTCGGCGCCGGAGCTTGCGGCTGCTCCGGCTCGGCTTCGGCTGCGGTGCCGCTGGCCAGCGGCTCGGACGGCTGCTCGGCCGGCGTCGTCTCGACGACGTCGCCGTCAGCCAGGCGGCGCATCCAGTAGCCGCTGTCGGGAACCTGACGGCCCGCAGGCGGCAACAGGTCCATGAGGTCCGGGTCACGAATGGCCAGGCCCTCGGCAGGTTTTACAAACATCTGCACTCCTATGTAGAAAAATTGATTTGAAGCCCGCCCTCGTCGCGACCGTCCGGGCCGGAGGATCGAGGCGCCGGCTGTACGGCCTCGGGGAACAGCACGTCACCGTAGATCCCATGCGGATCGAAGGTGCTGGCCAGGTCGGCATGCAGGTCGATGCCTTCGAGCGGCGGCGCTGCGGGCTGCAGGGACGCAGGTGCGTCCACGATCGGATCGAACGTCTCGACAAGCTCGCAGCGCAGCAGCATCGCGGTTCCAGCGACGTGGTTTCGTGTATCCGCCTTGACCTCGGTTTCGGTCTCGATGGTGATCTGCTGGCTCGCCCTGACGAAGGCGACGTTGGTCAGCAGGGCCTGCTCGACCAGAGCGTCGATCTTCTCGATCGCCTCCTGTGCTAGCTCGGCGCTGGCAGCGGTAAGCTTGGTCTCGATCTCGACGAGAACGACGGTCGTGAAGTTCGACGTGGACTTGCTTATCGGCTCCTTGCCAGAGCGAGCGACGCGCAGCAGCACGGATGGCTTCGGGTCGGCCTGCACCGCCCACACGCCGGGCGAGTTGAGCACCTTGGCGTCGCCCGACGCCTCGAGCACCTTCAACGCCTGCAGGGCGGCCAGCCGAACCGCCCTGCGAGCCAAGGATGGCGCCGTCATCACAGCGCTCCCTGGAAGCTCAACGCCAGGACGACGCTACCCTTGCCGTCCTTGCTGACGTCCTTGACGGTGAACGTCTCGCCCGTGCGCTGGATCATGAGCACGTCGCCCTGGTCGGGTTCGATGCCCTTCTCCTGGAACACGGACAGGCAGCCGCTGACGATCGGGTTGGACTGCCGGACCGGCACATCGCCGTTGACGATGAGATCGGCGTTGCCCTCGTCGAACACCAGCTGGACCGTGACGGTGTCGCCGCCAGCCGGCCTGTAGTCGATGTCCTCGCCGAACACCGAGACGCAGGGCCCCGTTACACACGCGGCCCAGTCGATCATTCCGCCGCCGTGACGCCGGGACCGGCTTCGGCCTGCTCTTCCAGCTCGTTCGGATCGACGACGAAGCCCTTGCCGTGCAGGTCCTTCGCCTCGTCGATGTCGATCTCGAAGGTGTCGCCTGGCAGGTACAGCTTGCCCTCGAACTCGACGGACTTGCGCGGCGCCACCTTGACGACGATGAGTTTGGCGGCCTTGGCCTTGGTTGCGTTTTCAGTGTTTGCCATTTAGAGCACCTGTGCGGACATGGACGCGTTCACACGCGACGGGATGATGATCGGAGCCGACTGCATCAGGATGATGCGTTGGGCAGGGTCTTTCTCGACCCAGGTCTTCGGCGCATACGGCAGCGCCTCGTAGTTGAACTCTTCGTCCAGGATCTGGCCGAAGGCGCGGGTGCCCTGCAGCTGGTCGCTGACCAGGGCGATCGAGCCTTCCGGGATCATCGGCTGCTCGACGTTGCTCTCGTCGACGAACCAGTCGTTGTAGACCCACAGGTCGTACTGGCCCCAGCGGCCCATGTACTGGGCGCCCAGCTTGATGTTCGATGCCGGGTTGATCGAGTTGCCCTGGTCGGACATCTTCGGGAAGATGATTGCGCCTTCCAACACCGGATCGAGCTTGAAGCCCTGCCAGGCCGTGGTCGAGAACACGATGTCGGTCGGCGTTGCACCGGACTTCTTCAGCATCTGCTGCGCCCACAGCTCGACGTCGTTGGACGGCGACGCGGTCTTGGCCTCGATGTTCGCCCTCGACCACTTTGCGCCCGCTGCCTTCGCTACGGTCAGCGACGGGTCGCGGCCAAAGTCGACGACCACGGTCGGGTAGCCGTCGCCGGCGATCGTGACGGTGCCGTAGAACAGGGCCGAGGCCGCCATCCACTCGAGGCGGCGGTCCAGCATGTCGAGCTGGTCGGTCAGCTCAGCTTCCAGGTTGGCTGCAGCGCGCTCGGCGCCGGTCATCGCACCGCCGATCTGCTCGCCGATCTGGCGACGCACCGGCTTGCGCAGGTCGGGAGCACGCTTGTCCTTGATGTACGCGGGCTTGAACTGGTTGGTCTGCACGCGGCGCGATTCGACCAGCTTGCCCTGCACCAGCGGCGAGACGAAGGGGGACATGCGGCGTTTGCCGACGTCGACGTCGATCGACACGAACTCGGTGTCGCTCATCTGTACGCCGGGGAAGAAGCGGTCGAGCAGGAACTTCTGCGAGCGCTTCAGGTTCGGCACGACGGCAATCAGCGCATTCGTGTCGAAGTTGAAAGTGTTGTTCTGCATAGCAGCCTTTATGAAAGAAGAAATAAAAAATCCCGCCGCAGCGGGATTCCTTCAGATGCCGGCGCCGGCGCCGATCAGGTTGGATCGGCGGCCGAAACGGCGTTCTTGACGTAGATGCCCTGCGGGCGCAGCGCGGTCTTCAGCGCTGCAACCTGCCAGGAAGCGTCGAAGCTCAGGGCGCCGGCATTGAACTCGCCAGCGATGTAGGCGCCAGCCTGCACCGGGCCGCCGCTGGCGTCGGCGTCGTCGGCCAGGATCGCGACCGGATTCTGGCTGCCATCGGCAGCGTTCTTCACCGACAGCACGCAATTGCCGCTTGCGGTCACGATGCCCAGCACGGCACCGCGCCGCAGGTTGCCTGCGGCGAGCGTGATGTTGTCGGTGACGAGCCTGGCGTTGCCGGCGATCAGCTGGTCCGGAATGAAGACCTCGGCAACGACGCCAGGGATCTGGTTGTTCGAGCCGATATTGGTAGTGGGCAGAGGCATGTTTACCTTTCAGGTGATGAGAAGCGATTACTCGCCGCGGCGTTTCTTGCCGGCGGCAAGGATCAGGGCGGCGACGGCAGCTGCGCCGCCTGGGGCGGCGGCGCGGCCGGTGCCGGTGTTGACCTGCTTGACCGTCGACATCCGCGAGGCCAGCGAAGTACGTGCCGGCGCGGGACCTGCAGCGAAAGTCGACAGCATCTTGACGGCCGCCTTCGCGCTCATGTCGGTTTCGAACGCCAGGTGAGCCGCCACATCGGGGCGGGCAGCCGCGGCTTCGCTGGCGAAGATTGCCGCGCAGCGGGCACGCTCGTTACGGCGAGCGGCCTTTTCCTTGTCGCTTTCGTCGTCGGCGTCCTTGTCGCCGACCACGTCCTCGCCTTCCGCTTCGTCGTCATCGTCGCCGTCCTTGTCCTTGTCCAGCTCTTCCATGCGCTTCGCGTATTCCTCGTCGGACTCGTCTTCGCGCTGCTTACGCTCTTCTTCGTCCATGCGCTTGGCGTAGTCCTCGTCGGACTCACCGTCACGCTTCTCGCTGTCATCGCCGCCACCAGTGTCCAGGCCACCGCGGCCGAGCAGGTGGGCGAACGACCAGGACCGCGACGGCCCTGCATTTCCTTGCTTTTTCTTCATGGGTTTTCCTTCTTGAGTTAATCGAGCCCAGCCAGCAGCGCGCGGAACGCTGCATCGGGAGCCATGACGCCGTCAGCCAACCCCTGCGCTATACCTTGCGCGCCGAGGAAGCAGGCAGCTTGGGTATCCCGCACCGCCTTGGTCGAGATATTCCGGTTGCGGGCGACCGTTTCGACGAACAGTTCACCCATCGTGTCGATGTCGGCCTGGAAGCGGGCACGCGTCTCTTCAGACAGTGCAAGCTCCGGCCGGCCCTCCGCCTTCAAGTCTCCATACGTGATGAAGGTGACCTTGAAGCCAGCCTTGGTCAGCGCCTCGGACCAGTCCATGTGCGCCCAGATCACGCCGACGCTGCCGACGCCACCCGTGCGGGGGACGTAGATCTTGTCGGCCGCGCTGGCGATCGCGTACCCGGCGCTGTATGCCGACTCGTTCAGGATCGACCAGATCGGCTTCTCGCCGCGGCATCGATAGATCGTGTCCACCAGGTCGAAGCAGCCGGCGACTTCGCCGCCTGGACTATCGATCCCGAGACAGATCGCCTCGACCTCCGGGTCGTGCAGCGCAGTCAGGAAGTTCTGACGGATGCCGTCGTATCCGGTCATGCCCGAGTATGGTCGCATCGTGCCCAGTTTCTGCACCAAGGTGCCTTCAACCTGGATGATGGCGACGCCACCAACGACGTCGTATCCAGAACGGGGATTCGCGCCCGGCTCGGAACCCCAGTAATCGTCATCCTCCATCATGTGCGCCGAGCGGGAGATCTGGGTGATGCCGATCCGCTCGGCCAGGGCGGCCATGATCACCTCGGCCTTAGCAGGTGTGATCGCCAGCGGCGTGTTGAACAGCCGCTGGGCCAGAAATGCAAACTTCATGTGTGTTCTCCTGAATGCTGTTCGTCTTGCGGACCACCCTTCGGCGCCGCCCACTCTGGAATCGGCAGGCCCAGATCCTTGAAACGCTGGACCTCGATCGCGCGCTGCGCGACCGTCTCGCGCCAGTCGACACCGCCCAGCTCAGCGGCTTCGTCTTCCAGCGTCGACAGGCCGGCCTGCATGCCCATGACCGCGCCTTCGCGCTCCTTGGTCGGGTCGATGATTCCCCGTCCCGGACCCATCCACTTCGCGCGAGCGTATGCCGCACGGAACAGGGCGAACTCCGGCGCTCTGGCCGGTAGCGGCAACTGGTCGACCTCGATGGCCTCTTCCACGAAGCCGCAGATGATCGGTTGCGCGAAGCCGATGGCGAAGTCGTTGCGACGCCGGGACAGGGTCTTCCACGCCTCGAGCATCGCGCCACGCGCCGAGCTGTAGTTCACGTCGGACCAGTTGTTGCTGATCTGCTGTGCCGACAGGCCCGTGGCGGACGCCACGTTGCGCAGCACTGCCGCCTCGAACTGGCTGAAGTTGCCGTTCGGCCGGGCCGCGGCCACGGCGTTGATCTTCTCGCCTGGGTAGAGGATGGGCAGGCGGGCGCCATTTAGCTGCAGGCGCGCTTCCTTGTGGTAGGCCGCGCGATCGGTCTGGTAGGCGCCCAGGTCGTCATCTCCGGCCAGAGCGCCTTCGACCATTGCGTGGTCGTACGGCGACTCGATGTAGGCCGCGAAGATCGCGTTGATGATCGCCGCATCCAGCTCGGCGCCGTCGTACTTGACCAGCATCTTCAGGCGCTGCAGCACCGGCGTGAAAATGCCGGCGCCACCACGGTGCTGGCCAGCCCGTTCGTGCTCGAAGTCGTGCACGATGATCGGGCGCCCCCACTCTGTCTCGCGCTCGATGCGGTCCCAGGTCAAGGCCGCCGACGCGCTGAAGTAGTCGCCCTGGTGCGCACGGCGAACGTGGTAGGCGATGGCGGCGCCGAATTCATCGATCTCGACGCCGCCGCGCAGCTGCTCAGTGTCGAACTGCAGCTGCGGATTGGACAGCCGGTCTGGATCGATCAGCTGCACGGCCGTCGCGTATCGGGCACGGCCTGGACCGACGCGATCCGGCAACCAGTGCAGCTGGGCCAGAGCATCGCCGTCCACCAGCTTGTGGCGGAATGCCACGCGAATCATCTGCGTGAGCGTGAGGTTGCGTTGCGTGTCGCAGTACCGCCCGATGTCGGTCGCCCACAGGCGGTAGCTCGCCTCGAGCGCCTGGCCGAACTCGTCCGCCCAGGTATGGTCAAACGCCTTGATGCCGGTGTGCGCCGCGAGCGCCTGCCAGTCTGGTTTGAAGATCGGGCGGAAGTTAGCGCCGATCGCGTTGTCCAGGGTGCGCGTTACGGCGCCGGACGCCCACCCGTCGTTGCGCACCAGGTCACGCACCCGCGACACGATCGTATCGCGGTACATATTGAGCTCGCCATCCGGCGAAGGCAACGTAGGCGACCAGCCAGCCATGTGGTCGCTGCTACGGTCGGCGGCATCGTAGGGAACGTTGCTGCGGCCGTTCAGCATCGACGCTCGTCTCGGGGCAAACGGCTTGCCGGAGGCGTCAAGGATTTTTACGGTCGTGTTCATCAGAAGCGCAGGCGGATAGCGCGGCGCGGCTGCTGGACGATGCCGAGCTGCGCCTGCAGGGTTTGAATCAACGCGGCCAGGTCCGCCACGTTGGCCTTGGTGTAGGTGACCGACCGCGAGCCGTCGCCTTGCGTGTACGAGTACGACTCGCCCTTGGCGCCCGTGGTCAGGTCGATGTATGCCTGCTGCGCATTGGCCAGCGCCTTCTGCAGGGCGGCACGGGACATGCCTGCCAGCAGGCTGTTGTTCGGATTGAAACGCATGGGATTTCCTTTACTTGGAGAGGAGAGCTGCTAGACGGCTGCGCGGCTGCTGGGCCGAGGACACGGTGGTCACCTTGACGCCATCGGCAGGTTGCTTTGCCGCGTCGCGCAAGGCAGCCAGGGTCTCGCCCAGCTTGACCGCGAACTCGACGGTCTTCTGCAGCGGCTCGTCCGCGGTCGGCGCCGGCTCCAGCAGTGGCTGATCGAAGAGATCCGCGATCGGCGGATTGACTGCCGCCTCGAGCTTCGCCCACATCTTGTCGGTGTAGCGATGCAGGTCCAGGCTGTGTGCGCCGAACATGGCGTACACCGTGCAGTCCAGCACCTCGTTGCGCTGGCGACGCTTGACCCAGCGGTACTGTTCGCCGGTTGCGGTCTTCTGGAGCACGCGAACCTCCGCGGTGAGCTGCTCGTAGAACTCGTCCGGCAGGCCGGCCGGGAAGTGCACGTAGCCGGGACCTGGCTGGGTCACCTGCAGGCGGCCGTGGATAAGATCCTTGGCCGTGTCGGTGCCGACCATCCAGAGCTTGACGCCGCGCTTGATGACCTGTCCCTTATGGTTCACGTCCTGCAGGCTGCTCCGCCCCTTCACAGGCTGGCCTTGGCGGCTGTCACCCTTCACGGCGTAGACCTTCCGGCGTGCACGCGCACGGCAGAAGTTGTACGCCTGGTGCGTGAAGTGGCCGCCGGTGTCAATCGAAGTAGCCTCGATCGACAGGTGTTGGCCACCTTGGTGGCGGAAGGTCAGCTGCAGGTATGGGTCGAGCTTGTCTTCCCATTCACGCTCGTCGGCAGGGTTGGCGTCAATGATGTGATAGTCCACCAGCCACATCTCCTCGCCACGGCCGTGTGCCCATACGGTGCACTCGAAGCGGTTGCTCTGCACGTCGACGCCGGCCGTCAGGATGAGGCCGCCGCGCGGCACGGTGCGCAGCACGTACTTCTCGGCGCGCTGCTTGAGTGTGTCGGCCTCGGTCTGCTCGACCTCCTCCTGCCAGGTCTCCCCGAGCGTGGTGTTGATGAAGGTCTTGAGCTCACTGGTGTCGCCCGCACGGGCCTTCACCACGGCAGAGAGGTAGTCGCGGACGATCTGTTCCCAGGTTGCCTGCGGGCTGTAGGCGGTCCAGACGTAGAACGCGATCGCGCGCGGCGGCGGCACCAGGTCGCCGTCGGCGTTGCGGAATCGGGACTCCTCGTCGATCCACGTACCGTCTTCGGCTATCCAGCGGCCCAGCTGCCACACGCGCAGGTAGTCGGCCTGGCCGTACAGGACACCGCAATGGGGGCAAACGTGGCCGACCGTGGTCGGGTCCTTGTTGATCCACTTGAAGCCGTACCGTTTGTCCTTCCCGCCCCACTCCACGGAATGCCGCTCGCCACACGACGGGCACGGCACGTGGAAGCGGAAGCGAAGGTCGCACTGGGCCTCGCGAGCCTCGATCCGGCTGAAGCCTTTCAGCTTCGGCGTCGAACCCATGATCAGCTTCGGGAACACCGCGCCCTCGACGCGCTTGCCGGCCAGCTTGTCCGGGCTGCCTTCCTTCTCGATGTCCAGGTCAAAGCCGTCGAGCTCGTCCAGGATGCCTTCGTCGATCGAGATCCGGCGGTAGCTTCGCGCGGCCTTGCCGCCCTTGATGTAGAGCCGGGAACCGAGGAAGACCTTGCCGCTGAGGGTATCGCGCTTGTCCTTGCCCCGCCCACGAGGGAACACGTCCTGCATGACCTTCACGTCGCGCAGCATGGTGTCGACTTCGACCTTCACGAACTCGTCGGCATCGTCGTCGGTCGGCTGCCATACTGCCTGGTTGCGGCGCTTGTGGTGCGCGTTGTAGGCGATCTTCGCCAGCAGCATCTTGGTGTAGCCGACGCGGGCGGACTTCCGTACGACCACCTCCTCGATGTCGTCGTTGCTGAACGCATCCATGATGGCGGGCTGGAAGGGATAGGCGTTCCAGGCCCCCTCGACGTACGACGATTCCGCGCTCAGGTAGAAGTGCTTGGCTGCCCACTGCGACAGCCGCATCGGCTCGGGCGCTTCAAGACTCCTCAGGCCTTGGCGGATCGCCTTCTGAATCTCCGTCATGTCCATCGTCTTCGTCCTCCAGCTGCGCCGCCGCGGCAATGTTGCGCGCGCGGTTGATCTCGCCGGTGATGATGGCGATGTCCTCTGCGGTTAAGTTTGTCGACCGTCGCTTGATGCTGACGGGGATTGCCTCGAGCACGGCCGCGACCTTGCGGCCCATCGTTGCCAGTGCCATCTCCAGCACTGCGACCGGGGCGAGTTCGCGCCGGGTCACGGCGTTCTGCATGGCGATGCGCTCACGCTGCTCGCGGGCCAACGCCGCGCGCTCCGTTGCCAGGTCGAGCCCGCCCTCGGCGGCCCGGCCGGCAGCCTGCTCGCGCAGGTGCTTGCAGTAGTCGATGAGCCAGGTCCCAGCCGGCTCGTCTGGTGTCAGAACGTCACGGCGCAGCAGGTCGCTCACCGCTTGCTGGCTTATGCCGACCAGGCGCCCGAATTCTGTCTGCGTCATCGGGGACTGAAGGTCCACCATACAACCCCCTTAGAAGTTTTTGCGGAGTAGTGGAAGATCGGGGCGCGCAATGCCCTTGATAGCCGACCCTACAGGAAGGACCCGTACGTTTTCCCGGCCGGTCAGCGCCGGGCACTCGCCAGGGCTTTCGCCAGGGCGGCGCGCATCTCGGGGTCGAACCGGCCGGCGACGATGCGCTTCGCACGCTCACGGTAGTGCAGCTGCTGCGTCACGCGCTGCGGGTTAGTAAAGCGGACCAGCAGCCGCAACTTGCCGCTGGTGTTTCGGCCGCGCGCTGCCGACGATGGATTGCGGGGCGCCTGCCCGGCCCGGCCATGGGGGCGTTGCCACACGCCGTTGACTGTCTCGCCGCCCCGCGTCTTGACCGGACCGATGAAGATGTCGGGCCGCCCCTTGAGGCGGGCGATGAGATTGCGCGGCAGGTTGCCGTACTGGTTGGTGCCAGAGGCCTTCGGATTGAACATGGCGCGGGCGTTCATCTTGTGCACGCCACCGAACTCGAAGGGCTCAAGGTAGGACGCCGCCTTGTCGCGCATGAACACCGTGGCGACCAGGTTGTTTTTCTTTGCCGCCTTCACGCCGATCGACTTCATCGTGAATGGCGTTGGACGGTCGAGCTGTCGCGTGAATCCCTTGCGCTCCCCTGCCTCGACCTTCTTGCCGATGCTGGTCAACGCGACCGCCGTTGCGAACGGGAGCTGCTTGCGTTCGAGCGTCGTCAGCGACCGTTGGACCTGCCGTACGTTGGACAGGATGGAAATGTCGAGCATGCTGTCTCCTGTGCAGACGTTTGCACTGCGAATAAAAACGCCCGGCGAACCGGGCAAACGAATGACGTGTTGTATCCCCCGCTATGCTGCGGATCGAGACAGATCACCACCTTTCGTCGTTGAGGATTCGGAAATGCAAAAGCCCCGCCGGGCGTAAACCGGGCGGGGCTTCGTAGACTTTCTCAATCGCAATTGCTGCGAGAGTAGCGAAAATATACAGGCGTTAGGACATTTCCGTCAAACACTTTCTGTCGGCATAGCAACACCGTCTTTGACCAAGCGTTCCTCCAGGTGCTGCAACGCCAGCGCTTCCAACTGACGAAGATGGTTCTGCATCTTGAAGGACGCGCGCTGGTATGACTTCGAGCAGCCGCCGAAATTCTTGGCGATGTCTTCCAGCGAGATGCCGACCTTCTTGTGCTTGGCGAAGAGTCGGCCCAGCATACAGTCGATGGCCAGCGGCTTGATCCTCGGGAACAGAGGGCGCAGCCAGTCGGACAGGCCTTTGATCGCGTCGATTCGCTCGGCCGAGAAGGCAAAGCGGCGCCCGCCCTGGCCGGCGACTGGAGCACCGTCGTTCGCCAACGCGCCGCCTTGCCCACGGCTGACCGCGATCTCAACCGTCCGCGCAGTCGACTCGGCGCGGGCCAGGGCGGCGCAAGCGTCGCGCACATCGTCACGCGCCGCGTAATACTGCTCCCTCACCGTTTGCTCGATTGCTGCCCGTGTGATTCGACCTTCGCATGCCAGGTGCTGCTCTCGCGCCGCTTCCAGGGCAAGGCGGGCCAGGCGCACCCTCTCCCGATGCGTCTCGACTTCCGCAGCGGCCCGTTCGAGTGCATCGATCATCTGCTGTTCGGTCAACGAACCAGGAGCCGCATCCTCGAACTCGATGCTGCCGTACTTCGCCTGCAGCACCCACATCTCCGGCGCCGGCAGCTGCTTGACGGCCTGGGTGATCATGGCGCACTGGGCGCGCACCTCGTCGCCGCTCAGGCCACCAAAGTTGATCGTCTCCGACGGCGCCCCGCGCAGCTGCTGCAGCCACTCATGCTGGTGCGTCTCCAGACGGATCGATTCCATCGCGCGGATCAGCGCTTTGCGTAGCGGCGCCGGCTGCATCGCTGGCTGGCTCATCACCATGAACGCCACATGGACCGCTTGCCCCGTGTTGGCAAAGATCGTTTGTTCTTGCATCACTTCCATTTCAATCCCTTCAGTTATCCCGACGCTCTACGGCGTCCATCCACACCCATCCGTTACAACTTCGTTTCTTTTCTACAATTCATTCACACAATTCATACTGTCAACATTCCTAACTCCTTGTTTTTTTTAACTTTATTAACGATGTGAAGGGTATGAATAGTTATTTGATCTTTTCGTTGCCACTATTCGCCCATCATTTGCAGCTTTTCCGCCTCATGCGCGCACGCACACATAGGGAATCCGTTCATACCCTTCACATCGTTAATATCCCCTTGTATTTCAAAGACTTACGTATGTGAACGGTTGGCAGAATGTGAAGGCTCAACTCCCCACATCGAGCCCTGGCTGTGGCCCTCCACGGTTGCGATAGGACTGGTATGCCTTCTCAAACAGGGCGCTCGACGCCTCGGCCCAATCGCTCAACGACCGCCCTTCTGGCTGGTCTCCGACCAGGAACACCATGCGCTGCTTGACCTCCTGCCCGAGCGGGTACTTGATCAGGTGCTTCTTCAGCGTCCTGGCCGCGTAGCGCTCCACCTCTGGACTGAACTTGGTCAGCGAGGTGTACATCGGCTCACCCGAGCGGGCGCACCACACCTTGAAGGCGTCGTACAGCTGGTTCACCGACACGGTGATGAAGGGCAGCGGCAGGAAGCCTTGCGACCAGGCGCGATAGAAGCGCTCGGACGGCGCCAGGCTCTTCTCGATCAGGTTGTCCTTCGCTTCGTTGTAGATCGGCTTCGTGTGCTGGTCGAAGTCGCCCATGTCCAGCTCGTGCACCAGGTAGTGGTAGAAGGCCTCGATGCCGCCCTGACGGATCTCTTCGGCGACGCTCTGGTAGAACTCCTTGCTCAGCGCCGGCGGCGTCCACACCACCAGGTAGCGGCGGTCGGTCTTGTCCAGGGCCAGCGGCTGCAACTCGTTCGACAGGAACACGAAGTTCATCTGGTTCTTCTCGACGTGCTCAGGCAGTCCCTTCGGGTTGACGATGACGGTGTCGCCCGAGATCAGGCCTTTGAGCTTGCCCTTCATCTGCTTGAGCTCGGCGCGGGTCACCACCTCGTCGGCCACCATGAACAGCTTCATGCTGGCCCAGTCGTTGAACTTGCTCTCCAGCTGATCGTTGCCAATCACATAGCCGTAGTCGCCGTAGATCGGCTTGACCACACGCTCGAAGAAGAAGTTCTTACCGGAGCCCTCGTCGCCGTGCATGATGATGGAGGTTTCCATCTTCGCGCCTGGGTTGCGCAGCGGGTACGCCAGCCAGCGCGCGATCCAGGTCTCCAGCTCCTCGTTGCCGTCGCACAGGTGCGAGAGCAGCGTCAGGATCTGGATGCACTTGCCGTGCTTCGGCCTCATCGGCCAGCCGTTGAACAGGTTGACGGTTGCGGTCGGGCCGCTCTCGGCCGGCGACGGGGTGTCGGTCGGATCGAAGACGATGTTCTTCTTGAGCACCCAGCGCCGCTGCGGCCCAGTCCAGAACTTCATCACGTCGCTGCTGCCGACGATGGTGCGCATGGCCGAGATGCGCATCAGCATGCGATGCCGGCAGTCCCACACCATGTCTTCGCCATAGATGAGGATGAAGTTGTCGAGCACCTCGTCGACCTTGTCCCAATGTTCGCGCCCGTACTCCTTCTTCGGCTTCTCCTTCTTCGGCTTCTCGTCGTCCGCCTTCTCTTCCCCCTCCCCCCGCGCAGGAGCGGAGCCGGGCGGGTTCAGCGGGTACACCTTCGCCAGCGGGCTCACAGGGCCTGCTGGCGCCGCCTCTTCGCCATATCGGGCGTCGAAGTCTTCCAGCGACACCGCGGGCGCCCCCTCTTCTGGCCGCTCCGCGCCGAGGGGGGCGGGGGGAACAGGCAAAGTCGATCCTTCCCCGCCTGCAGGCGCGGAGGATGAGAGAGCTTCGACCTGGTCGATGAGCTCGTCGTCCCCGGCCGCTTGCGCGGGGTGGGCGGAGGGAATCGATGTGCGCTGCTGCGCAGCGAGGGAGAGGTTGGCCGCAGGCTGCGGGTCGACCTCGGCCGCTGGCGCGGACGCTGCAGCAGGACAGGATGTGCGCTGCTGCGCAGCGAGGATGGCAAGGCGGACTTGCGCCGTTACGGACGCCAGCCCTTCCTCGATCTGCACGTCGTTGTAGTCCGAGAGCTTGCGGCCGGCGCGGTCGACCGCGAACACGGGCACGGCCACGGACGCGTTGCCCACCTCGCGCGCTGCGGCATGACAGCTGGCCACGCCGGCATTCTTGAACGTGGGCGTGCGCACCAGGCGTCCCTTGCGCATGTCCGCTTCGATATACCGGATGCCCTGGGCGTCCTCGCGCCACCGCGCCATGACCTCGACCTGCTCGCCGTCTTGAGCCAGGACCGTGTGAGTCGCGCTGTCGATCGGCACCGGCGTGACCACCTTGAAATCCTCCTGCAGGCGCTCGGCGAAGCGCTCGACCAGCAAGTAGTCGTCATCGGCGAAGAACAGCAAATGTGCGTCTGGATACCCTTTGCGCAGCTGGCGTGCCACGTGGATCAGGTTGCCGGCGTTGACGGCCATCGCGACAGGAAGGTCGTACTCACCAAACACGCTGTCCCGAACGCTCTTGCAGGTCGCATAGCCTTCGCCCACACCGATGATCGGCGCGCCGTCCAGGGAGCCGAGAACGTGGGCGACGCCGATCGCGTCCATTCCCTTGTTCAGGCGCTTCTTGCCGCTGGGGTCGATCTTCTGCAGGCCGAGCAGCTGGCCACCACGCACCAGGGGAATCAGGAGGTCCTTGCCATCGGCGCTGACCCGCAGGCCCTCGGCCTGCACGTGCTTGCGCTCGAGGTATGGGTGCTCGACGGGCACGCCCTGGCCCTTGGCCCACTGATCGCGCGCACGGTTAGCCGCCAAGCGGATCTCCTCGTCACGCTTCTCCTGCTCCGCCTTTTCCGCTGCGCGCTGCTGGCGGACATACTCGGCCTTGTCGTCCTCGGACATCGCGGCCACGTCGACCTTGACCGGCACCGTGTTGCGGTTTTCGCCCTGGAAGAACCCGAATGCGCCCGTGATGACCTCGCGGCCACTGGCCAGCGTGAGGCGCCGCAGGATGTACCAGCCCTTCTTGTTCGGCCCGAAGCGCTTGTACTTGCCGTCGAGGACCGGGTGATTCGCCGGCAGTGGCGGCATACCGTACTCCGCCATCTGCGCTACTACTTGAGCAACGTCGCTCATCCGTTGTTGTCCTCGTGATGCATGGTGATGCTGCTGCGGAACGCGACCGGCTTGCCGGCGTACAGCGATGGGATGTCCCGGTAGTCGAACGCACCAGGGCGCAGCACGACAGGGCGATGCCTCACCGAGAGTGGCCGCGCCGGCGCGACGTAAGAGCCTGCCGGGGCCGCGAGGGCCGCGGCGTCGACGGTCGGGTTCAGGAATTTCTTGCCTGCCGTGGTGAGCGAGATTTGCTCGTCCTGCAGGCGGACGAACTGGCGGCGATCCAGCGGCCCCAGGACCAGGCGCCGGAATTGACCAGGCGTGTCGGTCCAGATCAGCTGCAGCATCAGGTTTGCGACGGTCGCGGCGCCACCCATCTTTTCCAGGTGGACGAGAGCCAGGTGCGCGCCACTACCCTTAATGGGGCCTTTGACCGCGGCAGTCATTGCGCCTCCGGCCGCGCCTGCGGCGTGTAGATGCGGAACATCAGGGCCAGCAGCTCAGCCAGCACCTTGTGCATGCGCTGTGCGTCGCTCTCGAGCATCGCCTTCTCCCGCGCGTCGATCTGCTCGTCCGCTGTCGCTTCCGTGAAATGGCGCGAGAACGTGCCCAGCTCGGCGTACAGGTCGTTGAACTTCTTCATGAGAATCTCGTTCTCGCACGACAGGTCGTCGGGCAGTTTGACGAACACACCGCCGGATGCCGCCGCGATCGCCTCGGCGTAAAGCCGGGCGCCGGAGAGCTCCTGCAGAGCCAGGCAGTGGTCTTCGCTCAACACCTGGCCTTTGACTTCATAGGCGCGGTTGCGCAGGGCATTGACCGTCAGCCCGAGATAGGCTGCAGCGACCTCCCAGGTGCCGGGGACCTTGTTGATCATCTTCAGTTTTGCATCGCGCAATTCCATACATCCCTCTGCAATATTTTGGTTTTGCCAACTTTTACTTAGCGGTAAAGTGCGAACACTTTTTTCCACCGTGAAACTTTGAAAGGCCGCTATGAAGCTCACCGACGCAGTCGCCAATCGGCATCTGGTGCAATGGTTCGATAACGGGTTCGTTCGGACACTTGAGCCTCACGCGCTTGCCTTGGCGGCCGGTGGGCGGAATATCCTGATCGCGTACCAGGTGGCGGGCGGTCCAGCGTTCGAGGACCACCAGTGCTGGAAGGTGATCGATGCCGGCGAAGCGCTGCAGGTCGACGAAGTCGAACATTTCGCAGAGCCGCGGACGATCCCGGAACACCTTCAAGCCCTGGTACGTGCAACCTATGCATGCTCGCTGCCGGGTGCCGGCGGCTTTGCAGTCCCGCGCAGGTAGGCCCAGTCGATGTCTGGTCGCAAGTGCTCGCATGCGACGAGGCCGTGGGATTCCCGGTCGATGTTGATGCACAGGTCAGCGCCGAGACGTTGCGAAATGCTGATCGCCTTGCGCAGGTAGCGCTCGGTCGTTCCGCAAGCAGCGCAGAATTTCGCGCGCTCTGGTTTCCCCAGTCCGTTCAGGTATGCAAGTAATTTTTCCATAGGCAAGCATATTACTAAACGGTAATGAGAAACGTCAACACCATTTGGTAATTTACTAATTAGTAATCGCCGGGGAAAATCCAGACTATGGAAATCCAAGACATTCGCCGCGCCAGGCTCGCCGAGCTGATACAGCGCTATGGATCTCAGGCCAAGTTCATCGATGAGACTGGCGAGAACCAAAGCGAGATTTCACGGCTGCTGAGGGACAAGTCGTTTGGGGAGCGCAAAGCCCGCAAACTTGAAGTGAAATGCAATTTACCTAGCGGCTGGTTCGACCGCCCACCAGGTAGCAACGGCCTCAGCGTCGTCGCCAGCGAGGGAGCAGGCGAAAGCCAGGAAACTACGCGTCCTGGCCTCACTGTGGTCGAGCGGGTGGAACCGCAATGGATGGCCCTGGTGTACGTCACAGAGCGCGAATTAAACCTACTTTCCGCCTACAGGCGGGCGTCTGACATTGGCAAGAGCCTTGTCGAGACTGCGGCCGAGTCGGCCGCTGGAGAAGAATCAGGAGCGGGAACCGCTCACCACTCGTAAGACCGGCTGCGCACGCGCCGGGTGCTTGGCTGCCATAGCCAAAGCCAATTTCAACATTTCTGCACGTGCCTCAGGGCTCATCGCCCTGAGCGCTTCCTTCATTTCTTTGAAATACTGTTCCACCTATCCACCTCGTCGCCCTCGCCTGCCTGTTGGCCAGCGACAACACATCTTGTATAGGAATCTTACACCGAACTACTGTACAAATATACAGGTAATTTCGTTTTTAGCATCGCTACCCACCTAGCATAAATTGCGGGCGCCCGACGTCTGCATGCCTCGAACACGCTACCCAGCCGGCCTTCGCCGGCTTTTTTTTCGTCTTTCAGTCACGCTGCAACCCGAATATTACCAAATGGTGTTGACGTTTATCATTACCGTTTAGTAATATCAGCACATTCTTTCAGACAAGAGGATGTGCCGATGAGATCGTTTCAAGTAATCGTGCGGAAGCCCGGCCAGCAGGCACAGCGCTTCTACGCTATCGCCCTTTCTGCATCGCTGGCGTATGAGTCGGCTGCGGCAAGCCAGGGCGACGGCGTGTTTGGCATCACCGTGGTGCCTGTATGACGCGCGTCCAAACCAAGCATGCCCGCGCAGCTGCGCCTGCCGGCAACCCGCTCAGCCAGGAACTTGAAGCCGCCACGGCACGTGCACAGCTCAATCGCTTCTGCAGTGCACACGTCTGCACTGTCGCCGAGGTGTCGGAAGACGGACTGCATCTGCACCTGCCTCGCGTCCTGCAGCTCATGCGCAACCGCGGCTACGAGGTATCGACACCGACCAAGCCGCAGCATCAGCCCAAAGCGCGGGGAGGCCTCACGGTGTGGACCGTCCATATCCGGATTCCGCGTGTCGAGTTCGACGTCGCCTTCTATACGCCATCCCACTAACCCAACCAGGAACGAACATGAACAACACCGCTCTGACCCTCCTTCCAGCACCCGAAATGCCGGCAATCACCGACGCGCCGATCGTCGTCGACGAGCTGGTAACGAATGCCGGAGAGTTCGGCTATTTCGACCTGGTTGACATCCGTATCTCGAAGACCAACAGGAAACGCTTCGACCTGGTCAAGCTAAATGAGCTGGCTGCAAGCATCAAGACCAAAGGCGTAGCTCAGCCCATCCTGCTCCGCCCGGTCGAGCCGACAGCGGACGAGCCGCAGAAGTACGAAATCGTCGCCGGCGAGCGCCGCTTCCGCGCTGCGATCATTGCAGGGTGCCTCAACATCCCTGGAATGCTTCGCATCCTGACCGATGCCGAGGCCCTTGAACTGCAGATCCTCGAGAACCTGCAGCGCGACGATCCGCATCCCTTGGAGGAAGCGGAAGGATACGAGCGTCTTATGCTCGAGCGGAACTACGACGTCGACCAGCTGGCCGAGAAGCTCAGCAAGAGCCGGTCCTATGTCTACGGCCGTCTCAAACTGTGTGCGCTGACCACCAAGGTGCGCGAGCAGTTCCTCGAGGACAAATTCAGCGCTGCGACCGCGCTCCTGATCGCCCGCATTCCTAACCCAGACCTGCAGGTGAAGGCCGCGAAGGAAGTCAGCGCGCTGGACTGGCAAGGCAGTCCCATGTCATATCGCCAGCAAAAAAGCCTGCTGCGCGATCGCTTCATGCTCGATCTGAAGAACGCGGTTTTCCCGATCAAGGATGCAGCCCTCTTGGCCGACGTCGGCTCGTGCGTCGAATGCCCCAAGCGCAGCGGCAACCAGCAAGATGCATACGAGGGCGAGAAACACGACAACCTCTGCACCGATCCGGACTGCTTCGCTGAAAAGACGGCCGCGCACTCCAAGAAGGCAAAGCAGAAGGCCGAGGAGCGTGGCCAGACGGTGATCAGCGGCGAAGAGGCCAAGAAGATCATGCCGAACAGCTACGGCAACCTCAAGGGCGGATATGCCGACGTCGACAAGACAATGTATCTGTCCAGCGGCTCCACAACTTACCGCAAGCTGCTCGGCAAACAAACACCGAAGGGCGTCCTCCTGGAGAGCCCATTCGAGCCGGGCAAGCTGATCACCATTGCCAAGATCGACGAGCTCGAGGACCTCGTAACGCAAGTAGCCGGCACCGGCAAGACCGAGGCGTCGATCTCGGCAAAGCAGCGCGCCAAGGAAAAGCAACAGGAACAGGCCGCGGCTGTTGAGCGACAGTTCCGCCGAGACTTGTTCGTCGCGGTTCGCGACGCCAGCAGGGTGGAACGCCCTCCTATTAACGAGCACGAGGTGGCAGCTCTGCTGTTCCAGAACTGCCCGAACACCGAGGACGCCTTCATCCGCAAGCTCTATGGCTGGACCGGCAGCGAATTCGAGTCGGGCTATGAAGGTGGAACCTACGTGACCGGCACGAGCAAGATCTGCACTCACATACGGCAGATGGAGCTCGACGACGTCCGCCAGGTGATCCGTGACATGACGTTGGTGCGTGAGCTGACCGTCAGCACCTACATCTACGACGAAGCCGATGTTCCCTGGCTCATGCTCGCCGCGGCTGCGGATCTCGGCATCGATGCTGAAACCATGAAGAAGTCATTGGTTAAAGCGGCCAAAAAGCAGGCGGAAGAAAAGGCCGCAAAGAAGGCGAAGGCCGCGGCCAAAGGGAAAAAGCCAGCACCCGCACAGGCGGTCCTGCCAGAAGTAGCACGGTGCAAGGAGAACTCGACGGCGCCTGCTCGGGTGACGGAGGCCTCGCCGATCGATGTCGCCAACCTGCAGCCGAGCGACCTGTTTGTCTTCATGCGCGACAACCCGGAAAAAGTCACCGACTTGGCCAAGGCCATCATCGCCCGCGGCACGGACGAGCTCGCCGAAGCCTTCGGCAAGGCTGCAGCCCATATTGGATACGTGCTCACGGACGCCGGCTACGTCCTGCCGAAGGAGATGCCTCAGGCCGGGTCGCCTGAGCTCGCTGCAGCGGACCAGGCCGCTGCTGGCCAGCTGCAGGAAGCGACACCTGCCGCGGCCGACCAGGCCGACGTCGTCCAGCTGCAGGACGAGGTCGAGCCGGTGATCGTCAAGACCCCTTCGCCGGCCGTCCGCTACCGCAATCCCCAAGACCCTGGTCAAGCGTGGACCGGCCGTGGCCGCCAGCCGAAATGGGTCAGCGATTGGATCGGCGCCGGTAAATCACTTGAGACCTTGCAGGTCAATGCGGCCAGCGCAGCGCCCGTTGAGCTCAACAGTATGGCAACGCAATGATGCTGAGCGAACAAACCATTGGTGCGATCGCCAGGGCTCTGCTCAACGATCGCAAGACCCTGGCAGAAAGCCTCGAGTTTTGGAGCGTTCCAGCCCGAGCTCGCCGCTTCCCGAACCGCCACGCGGCGATCGCCGCCGACCTTGAAGAAAACGCAGGCGCTCTTACGGAATTGGCCGACCACTTCGCGCCCTGGCTGAAGCAGCGGGCCGACTGGCCAACCATCGCCGGCGACACCCCAATCACACATTGAAAGTTAACTATGAAACCGAACAGCAAGCACATCAACACCGCCGCCGTCAAACTGAGCGAGGCATTCTCGCGGCACCTCGCAGCACCCTTGGCAGCCCTGACCAGCAGCTTGGCTCGAATCAAGCTCCTATTGATTGGCGCGTCGGCGCCGGTCGCGAGCGAGCGTCCAGCGCATTGCCACAACATCCTGACCCTGCTCGCGCACCTGTGCGATATGGACGACGAGTTGCAGCTCTGGACCCTGCGCTGGCTGGCATACCCGCTTCGCAATCCAGGTGCCAAGATGTCCACGGCCTTGGTTCTCAACGGAGGCGAAGGCTCCGGCAAATCACTGTTCATTAACTTCGTGGTCGCCAGCCTCTACGGAGACGCGGCGGCAAAGCTTCGGCCTCGGGACCTGCACGGTGCATTTAACGGCTGGATCGATGGTGCCAGCTTGGCGGTCGTTGACGGCGAGTTCGCCCGATCGCATATCGCACGGATGAAGGCGGCAATAACGACCGACTCTTTCATCGTCGAGCGTAAGGGCCAGGCAATGAAGATTGTTCGGAACCAGATCAACTTTATCTACGTCACCAACAGCCCGGACTTCCTGCCAGCGGACATCGGTAACCGCAGGTTCGTGGTCATCGAAGTGCCGCCCGCTCGGCAGCGCGCCTTCTATCAAGCGGTCTTGCACGAGATCGCAGAAGGTGGCGTCGACGCTTTCCGCGACTACTTGCTACACGGCCTTGAGATGGGCTTATTCAATGAGAGCACGCTGCCGCCGGCATGCGTACGCGCGGAGAGGAGCGCAGCGTGACCGGCCCCGTCGATACCAACCAGACGGAGCCGCTCGACCCGCAAGCCTACAAACACCAGTGGCTGCTTCTCAAGTCCGCGCACTGTGCGCGGCCGGTCCTGCACCAGGGACTCCGCCAGTTCATCAACAGTTTGACCTTGTACCAGAACGGCGGCCAAGTCTCGATGACCGTGTATCTGGCTGGCGTTACCGGGAGCTTCGATAGCTCTGAAATTCAGATCATGGAGCAATAGCTTATGGCGCTCACTCTTTCTATGCAGCTCCTGCGACCGCTGCAGAACTGTCTAAACAGGATCGCTCGGGCACTGCCGCAGACCTCCTGCAACCACAACTGCGACCAGGGTCGCCGCTGTACTTGCGCGGCACGAAGCGATCTTCGATGTGTCGCCTGTGGCCAGCCTGCCGGCAAACCTCACAGCAGTTCCTGCCTATTCAGGTTTCTGGCGCGTGGAATTTGCGTGAGTTCTCACGATAAATCCTCGGGGGATTGATGAGCATGCAGGACATTGACGATACAACCAAAACTACTGAGGCTCCCCGAAGGCGAGGTAGACCGTCGACAGGAAATGCATTGAGTGCGTCGGACAGGCAGGCCCGCCGCCGCACCAAACTGGAAGCCGAGGGAAAGACTCTGCTTCCGAGGATTAAGGTGTCGCTGGAGGTACGAGAGGCACTTGCGAATTACATCAGGTTTAAAGACATGACACTTGGCGATGCATTAGACCGCATCGTCCGCGATAGACTGCTGAGGAAGCGGTCAGGCAAGAGAAAGAGGAAGGAGCCGACTCATGGCCGATGAGAACGATTTGATCAACCGCTTAGCTGCAGCTGTCGCTGACCGCATCCGACCGCAGATTCCATTCGATTACGAGATGTGGGACATTGCGACGATCGCCGCCTGCATGAAGCTTAGCGAAGCTCAGGTACGTGAGCGCCTGGCGCCGCAGCCGGACTTCCCGAAGGCAGTACGCCTGCCGACGACCAGCGGCGGCAGAGGACATGCCCGGTATCGCGCGAAGGATGTATGGGCCTGGATGATGAAGTACCAGGACAAGAACTGACCTCCCGGCAGGAGATCAAGAAGCCACCACCCGGTGGCTTTTTTTTATATCCCAAGCGCTTTCTTGATTTCCGCTTGACGCTCAGCCATCAAACGATCGTATTCGTCGCGATCCGCCGCTCCCCACATGAACAAAAGCTCAGTCGTGTCGACGCCCTGGTCCCTAGCGTACGCCTCGATTGCCCTATAGGTTTCGACCTCTTGGAGCTCCGCCAGGGAAACGCCTAGGATGTCGGCCTCAGCTTGGGTGAGGGTCATGATGCGGACAGACGCCATAGGGTTCTTAGCGAAGAAAATCTGGCGGGCCTTTGCAAGCTGCACGTCATTTAGTTTAGGCATAAGCAAACTCGACATTGAGACAGCAACAGTATAACCTCCGTTGCCAAGGTGATTCCGCTGACAAAATGCACGCAATTTCGCAGCTCAACAGCAGTACGCGAAATTTACGCGCACCTGCTGCAACCAGTTGATTCTTATCAGATTCGGATTCCGGCCGGAGGCAC